TAAAACTCAAAAAGTACAAGCTGCACCTTCTTGGGATAACTACTACGATTTACAAAAAGATGGTACTTATAAAATAAGAGAAGACGTTAAAAATAATCCAAAATTTAAAAAAGAATTTGTTAAAGAAATAGAAGATATGCAAGCACTTGTTGAAGCTGCATCAGCTCAATTAGGTAAATCTATATTCTTTGATACTTTAGGAATACAAGGAGTTAAAAGAGGTACAAGTATTTTTGATAGCGCAAGTATGTATTCTGCGTTTTTCTTCCACCAAGTAGAAAGATTTAACAGACAGGTTGCTTTAACAACTTCTTATAAATTAGAATTAGATAGGTTAAATGGGAAAGGAAAATACCCACCCTCTGAAGCAGAGGCAAAGCTTAGTCAAAAACAAAAACAACAAGTTGCAGCGCAAAATGCTATTTACCAAGCACAAAAAATAAATGGCGGATCGCTACTAGTAACAGCACCAAGACTTGCTCAAAAAGGTTTGTGGCGTGTAGCACTTATGTTTAAATCTTATGGTATACAGATGTATGCTACAATGTTTCAAATAATGTACGATGGTGCATATAACGCATGGAAAGGTTTAGGCAGCAGTGATGTTGAAGCGAGACGACAAGCTAGAATAGCACTTAAACAAATGATAGGTATTACGGGATCTTCTATAGCATTAGCAGGTATTCAAGGTTCTATAATTGGTACTTTTATATGGATGGCTAATGCTGTTCTTTGGGCAAACGGGGAAGAAGACGAAACAGCAGAAAGTATTGTACGTGGTCATCTTGGTGAAGGTTGGTGGAAAGGGCCTCTTGTTCATTATTCAGGTGTAGACGTGTCAGCACGTATAGGTCTATCTAATTTGTTATGGAGAAGCAATCC